TGGCTTTATCTTTTGCAGCACCTTGCATAGCAAGACCTTGAAATGCAGATAAACCTCCACTAATAGCTGCTGGAATTGAACACATTTAGGCAATCCTCAGAAATTCATAAAATGGTTTTTCATGTTGTCCATACTTTTCGTGATAATTTATAAAAACAAAACCGAGAGCTTCTAACCACTTTATAGCAGTATGATTCTCTGCATATACAAAATTATATAGGACTTTATAAGATTTCAACAAACTGTTTATCCATTTTCTACCTTTTCTTATTAGTTGTATTTTATATTTTTTATTTGAAAATAATTCATCAGTACAAATCATAAATATACAACCATCTTTGCGCACTCCACATAAGCCCATAGGTTGATCCTCGTCACCAGCTATTGTTAATATTGTTTTACCAAATAAAAACGACAAGCGTAAAGCATCTTCTGGATCTTGCCCTGTTTGATATAAACCTTCTAATCTATCCATTTGTCTCATGTTTTGACATACATAATTAAGATCTGATAGTTTTGATTTTCTTAAATATCCCATTAAGTTCTTCTACTCCTCATGTGAAATACTCCTTCATACTCTGCACTAGCTAACAATGTAGGCAAAAACGTATTGTTCTTTACATCTATATCTACTCTATCTGACTTGCTCATAATAGGCACTTTAAATGTACCTGTATCTAAATTAATTTGGCCGATAGAAGCAGAAGCAGCACCAAGCAAACGACCAGTAAATTTATGTAGAGATGTATCTCTATTCTCAGGTGTTACTTCTACTTGAAAGAAACCAGAATCTTCATACTTAATATAAAAATGATGTATTTGTAATCGACCACTTATAAGTTCAGTAGCACCGCCACCACCTTGAGTTAATCTTTGTTGACTAAACCTATAGTGCATTTCATAAGGTTCACCAATAATAAATTTACTATTTCTAAAGTCTCCTGTTGCTGTAATCGTAGAGGTAGAACCATCAGTAGTATTAGTAGTTGTTAGTACTTGTCCTGATACAAGAGTTCTTGTATTGCCTTGAGCATCTACAAAAGTGCTAGTTTCATTACTAGCAAGATACCTGCCAACAACATTCATGTTGGCTCTTAACCTATAAGGAACTGTAAATGTAGAAATACCAGTAGCAGAGTTGTAAGCAACAGATACACCACTAGTAGCTTCAGTTACCTTGTGATCTAGGTGATATTCAAACTCTGCGTTAGGTTCTCTAAAATTAGTTTCAAACGGTATTTTTTCTAATGTTACTTTATTAGCTTCTTCTATAACCATTATTAAATCAGTACCAATAAAATCAATATTTAAAATAGACCTATTGCTATTTATAGTGTAAGTAAACCAAGCGTTCAAAGCTTTAGTAAACCCTTCACCATATAACCATCTATTTACATATAATTTATTTGGATTATCTGTACCAAGCAAAACAAGAATATCTTGGTTGTTAGATACTGCCATTTTAAAAATGCCACTTGGTATCAGTCTTGGTACATGAATAGTTGTATTTGCAGCATCTTGTATTTGTTGATTACCTGCAATAATATATTCTCTTATACCTGCAAAAGACCCTTTTTTAGTTAAGAAATAGATAGAAGAACCAGAACCTACAGGCTGTGCTGCTGCATTACTTTCAAACTCAGTTTGTACAAGTACGTTAGCCGTTGAAGGTGTAAGGTTATCTGCTGAACTTGATAATACAAATTGTGTTTGCTCAGAAAACAATATAAGTTTTTCTCCCATAGTTACTGCGTGTTTTAGTATTGCAACTTTTGTATGAGATGCAGCTACATCTATAGGTTCAGTATCTAAAACTGATATAACTGTTTCTGGGAAAAAATTAAAAAAATCTGATACTGTTGAAAGCACAACATTATCTCCTGCAAGAAATCCTAATCTATTTCTAAAGAAAAATACGTTATTAATTTTATTACCAATAAAAGAAGGATTTGGTGCAGATACTAGATCACCAACTACACGTTCACCCCATTTAGGTAACGTATAAACAGTTCCAGATATTGTATATGTATCTCCATCTACTCTTGCAAATCTAAAATTACCATCAGCCTGACGAATAAGAACGTGTGGCATAGTGTCGTAATTAAATTTAAAAGGTATGCCAGCTTCTACTGTTTCTGACCATTGACCTTCTTCAAAAGCATTTCCGTTATTAGTCGTAAATTTAACGTAGTAATTATCAAAGTCTGTACCTTCATCACCCACAATCTCTACTACATATCCATTAGGTGACACATTTGGAAGATCAGTAAATTGCTGCACTGAATCTTTTATGACTGTCATTTTAGTATTACCTTGAGAGTCACTACCATCTATTGAAAAATCACTACCATCATTCTTTTTGATATGTATAACAGGACCATTTCTAGCAATCGTAAAACCTGTAAGACCAGAGTTTAAACCAGCAGTAAGATCAGTAGCGACAGTTGTAGTTGAAAGAGGATCATTACCAGTAGTATCATCTGTTACTGTGACACCATCTACAGTTACAGAATAAGTTGTTTTAGATGTTGCTTGATTAATAAATACAATTGCTTGCGTAATATTACTAGCGCTATTTGATACTGTTCCGTCCATTCCGGGTGTAATACTCGTATTAACAACAAACGTGAAGTCAGCAATAGTTACTGTTTTCATTACACTTCTAGGATTTGATGTATTTAAATAGCTTGTACCATCTGGTTTGTTTACTGTTTTTTCTGTGCCATCTAATTCAAAAACTCTTACATTACCATTACTAAATACAGCTACATACTGTTCATTTGCATCTCTGTTTATAGTTTGTATATGAACATTACCAAGAGTTGAGTTGCTAATTGCAGCTAAAAATTGTGATCCAGACCTTTTTGTAAGACCAAGCACAGGGTTACTATCTGCATTGTCTTGTATATCAGCGTGGTCTGCTTGCTTTAAAGCATCAGAAGACTGCGATATACCTCTTAATAATGTAGGTATAGCTCTTGAAATAACAGCCATAGTTATCTAATTAAAGCACTAGAAGGATTGTAAGTATCAAAGATATTAGTAAGAGAAGGATCTCCTCTTAATATATTATGATCTCCATTTGCTAAATCAGTTTCCATTAATATTGCCCTAGCTCTTTGTTCATCTTGCTGTGTATATGTTCTTAATGATTGGTCACTTACAAGTCTGTCAACAAACTTTCTTGCAGCTTGTATATTTATATAGTGCCTAGCTGGTTCTGGTATTTCATCAAAATCTCTAAAATAAACAACAGTACAAATTAGGTCTTCATCAAATTCAAACTTATTATTTTGTCTATCGTATAATTTAGAACCACGTTGTATAGGGTCAATACTTGGGTGTTGATGTATATTAGCATCTACTCTCAAAACATCTGTAGGAATATTTATTTGATTAGATCCATCTCTTGTAAGAGTTACATCTATCTCAGTATTAAAAGACCAGCCTTCTGACTGTACACTTTTATTAACTTCAGTAAGAGTTGACTGAGCAATACGAGCATCAACAGGAAGTGTACCAATAAGACTATTGATAGGTGCTTCTCCTATAGCAGCAAGCATTATGTTGATACATTCAAGTTCTGTTGTTGCAGCTACAGCCATTAGTTCATTGCCCCTTTAAGTTTTTGTGCTTTGACTTTTTGAGTCTCTTTATAAAATCTAGCTTTTTCGGCTAGTGTTGTTTTACCTGTATCATTCATCTTTTGATTGTAAGCATCAAGATAAGCTTGACCTTCTAATCCAAGAATACCTTTTTTCTTTTTATTTTTGCCAAACATAATTAGTAGCCTTTCTTTTTAATCTTAAGTGAGTCTCTCCCACCTTTCTTTTTTTTCTTTTTTGAATGATACATGGGTATAAAAAAAGGGTATCTAATAATAAGATACCCTATAAATTGAAATTAAGAAGCAGCAAGTTTAATTGTTGCAGCACATTCTGGTCTTAAGATTCCATGACCAAGTGCATATTTAGCAACCATTAATGTACCTTGATACATAATTCCGTAGTCAGAACCAGAGATCTCAGTTGTCATGTCCATAAGTTTTACTGTTCCCACAGCAGATTTATGAAAAACTAACCCTATGGTTTTACTATCGTCACCTGAGTAAGTGTTGTTCGCACCAGTTGGGTTAGAAGAAACGTTACTTTGAGGTACGTTATTGCTCATCATCACAGGGATACCAGCAATTTGTTGTACCTTACCAGAAGCAAACGAACCATTACCTTGTGGGTTGAAGTCAACATCTACAGTTCTTGTAGCAGACTCAGCAAGTTTGTAGTACTCAGCAGGTGGTAGTACACAGAAACGATCTGTCGGAGGAATGTCTCTTTCATCAAACGCTTGTGCAATATCATAGATAGCACCAGCAATGTCATCACCTGTAACACCAGAAGATACGTTTTTACCACCGCCATTAGCAAAAGCAGAAACAATACCACCATTACCATTAGTAAGGGTAGTAGAAGCTCTGGAAGCGTTTGCAATCTGCTTGGCTACGTTCTGGTCATAGGTTCTAGCAAGTGCCTTACCTAGTTCATCAGCGTAAGTAGCCCTAACGTCATAGTGGTTTTTCAACTCGTCTATGTTCGCTATAAAACTTTGGGCGATTAATAAATCATCAATATTAATGATTTTTTCATTTGCCTTGATTTGGTTAGCACCAACAAGAGGAGTTCCTACTGCATGGTAAGAAGCAGTCGCAGTTCCAAGAACAGGAAACTGGGCTGACTTACCACTTGTGATAGTACGAACTGAATGAAGTTGCTCGTTAAAGATATTGTTTCTAGCAAAAGCTGTTAGAACTTCACCAGAAAATACCTTAAGAAACAACGCATCAAACGCTGTTCCTGTATTGTTGACCAAACCAAGACGAGATGTTGTGGCATTAGCCATTTCAAACTCCTTGATTAATGTTTACAAATTTGAGAAACTAACTTCGTTTCAATCCTTTCTCTCAAGTGGTATCTGACGCATCAGGCACAAGGATATTTAGATTTCTACTCTGTTAAGTTTTTACAGACCCACAATTCCACTTGCGTAGTGCAAGAGCTTTGCGAGTTAGCTTGCCATCTTTATCTTTTAATGGTCCTTTTGCCTTAGACATTCTTGCACAAAAAGATTTCCTTCTTGCTTTTTGTCTAGGAGAAAGACCTGTCTTTTTAGTAACAGGAGCTTGCAAGTTTCCACCTGTTGCTTGATTGTATTTTTTGCGACCAGAAGCAGTCAAACCACCTGTGGGGTCTTTATCCTTCTTGGTAAAAGATACATTCTTAGACATAAAAAATGTAAGCTATTTAAAATATAACACTATTATGCAAACTTTAAACTATCTCTATTTTTTTGATTTTTTCTTCTTCTATGTTGATAAGTGATATTTTTTGAACTTGTCTTTTCTCTTTTAAATTTAGTTAGTTCTTCTTTACTCATCTCACTTCTAGTCTTTGGAGTCTTACTACTAACTCTCTTTGATGGTCTGCAAGCAGGGTAGGGTCTGCCTTTCTCATTCTTACCTCGGCCACATTTCTTGCCTGTTTTGACATCAACCCACTTCTCTTTAAACCATCTATC